AAGGCATGGTACGGAAAGCATATGCCGGAGTTCGCCGGAGAGCAGGACTGGGGGTACGCCCGGCGCGGGATCCACATAGAGAAGTTTATGATCGAGGCGCTCCGCGCCTCCAATGTCCCCCTTATCAACGCTTGGCCTGCTCAGTGGTCAATGCAGGATGAGAAGCGGAGGCTCTCAGCTACCCCTGAAGGTTACATCGCATGGGATGATTACTGGGAAGGCTTCGAGATCAAGAGCATCGATCCCCGCACCAATAAGAATAACCTGCCGAAGGAGGCGCACGTTATTCAGTTCCAAATTGGTATGGAGTTGATCGACCAACAGATCGATAGACCAGACGGCGTCACCTTCGAGGGTGGCATACTCATATATGTAGATGCCTCAAACTACTTCGACATCCTCACCTTCCAGATCGATAGGGATCCTACCATCCTCGATAGGATGGCGAAGCGTGCCAAGAAGGTTCTTAATTCCACGACACCGGATGCGCTGAACAGGGAAGGTAAGGTCAATGGCGGTAAAGAATGTAAGACCATGTGCGCCTTCAGAGAAATATGTCAGCCGGAATTAAAGGACGGCAGGCAAGGAAAGCGTGCAAATCGTGGATCAAAATTCGACGATCAAGCGAAGCGATTCATGGATATTAAGGATGAGGAGGACCGGCTCAAGATGGAGCGCGATGTCCTCAAGGAAGACATTATCGATAGTCTTAATGACCGCGATATGAAGAAGGTCATGGTTGGCAATATCGAAGTTGAGCTTGCCATCATGAAGGGCCGCACGTCTTTGGATAAGGCGGCAGTGAAGAAGGCGGGGATCGATCTATCCACGTTTGAGAAGACAGGCGCTCCGTCGGATCGTCTGACATTGAAACGAACATAATGAGGTAATGACTAATGGCTAATGAACTTACTGCGTTTATGAAGACTGCTAAACTTCCTGTGGCTGCCGACCTTGCCGACGCCTTGACCTCCACCGTAGATCAGGCTGGTGGTGTCAGTCAGGCTGGCATGAACTTCCTTGGCTTCTCTGGTAAGACCGGCGTGTACTCTCTCGGTAAGGCCAAAGACGACGTTGAGGATGATCAGCTTTTCCTCGTTGAACCTGCCGCCACGATTGCTGGCTGGACTTGCTGGAAAGAGAGTAAGCCTGCCGGTAAGCACAAGTGGCTTTCGACAGACGCCTTCATGCGCCCAGAGTTGGTGGTTCCGGAAAGTGAATTGGAAGATCACGGCCCGTACCGGAAGAACTCTGGCGACGGCTGGAAGGAGATGATGGGCATCGGCCTCGTTGAATTGGTCAAGATGGATACGTCCATCGAGTTCTCTTCGACTGCGGTGTCTGCCATCAATGGTCTCAAGGATCTGATCCAAGAGGCTGCTGACAGGCTGCGCTCCGGCGAACCGGAGTTGCCTGTCATCTGGCTGGGCCGTGAGAAGTTCACCGCTCAAGGAGCAACCAACTGGAAGCCGACCTTCAACGTCGAGGTCTGGGTGACCCGTGACGCTGCCGACTCCTTCGCTCAGGGAAATATGAGTGAGGACGATCTTTTGGCTGCCAAAGCGCCAAAGAAGAAGCGCGGCAACGGCAAAAAGAAAGGCAACGGCAAGAAGTAGTCCGCATAAATTTAGCCCCGGTTCTGTCCAAAAGGAACCGGGGCTAGATTTTCAAGCCAATTCATTATGAGTTATCCTGTGGAGGTTGAACCCACGAATGACCAATACCCTAAAATACGAGATGGTGTCAACGTGCAAGGCGCTCAAGCGCGTCGTTTTCCGCTGTAAAAAAGAAGGGATGACGGCGCTCGACTTCGAGACGACTGCGTTCACGCCGAATGAAGGTAGGGTCCGTCTGGTCAGCCTCTGCAATAAGAAGATCTCCGCTTTGGTGGACTTCGATAAGATAGAGGGCGGCTTCGCCAAGTGTGCCAGACTGTTCGAGGGCGGCGAATGGATTGTCTTCTATTCTGGCTTCGAGCTTCGCTGGTTCATGGCTGTAGGAGCCGACGTCAACTGCCTCGACGTCGGCTACCTGCGCCGTGCCATCCTCGGCGGCGGCTCCTTCAAGCTCAAGCAGATCGCCAAGTGGGATCTCGATGAGGAGATGGACAAGGAAGAGCAGTCCAGCAACTGGAGTGCTCCGGTCTTGACCCAGAATCAACTGGACTACGCCTACAAGGACGCCGACATAACGTGGCGGCTCTGGCGGCACTGGGCAGACAAGGCAGACGATGGTCACTGGGATGGGTTTAGGATGATGGACGACATGGTCCCCGCCGTCATCGAGATGGAGACCTCCGGCTTTAAGATAGACGTCGAGAACCATCAGGATCTGGTCGAAGTCTGGAAGGATACCAAGGAAGATCGCTACGGTAAGATCCGAGATCTTGTCAACGAAGACGACGTCGCCAACATCAACTCCGACACCCAGTGGTCTGATTACTTTGCCACCTACATGGCGGATGAGTTCCTAGAGGTCTGGCCGAGGACGGAAAAGACGGGTCAGCTATCCATGAAGAATGAGACCCTCAAGTTGTTGGCTGGTTGGGTGCCAGACACGCCACTGGAGGATCTCCTGCTGGTGCTCACCGACTACAAGACGATCAGTAAGTACTTATCATCATTCGGGGAGACCCTGATCACCGGGGCAATGAAAGATAAAGACAACAGGATCTATGCTAGGTTCAATATTGGGTACGCTAAGACCTGTCGGTTCTCCTCCTCCAATCCCAACTTGCAGCAGACCCCGAGGGATCGAGATATACTCGGAGTAGCAACGTCCATCCGACGTTCTTTTATTGCAGACGTGGGGAGGAGACTCGTCGCCCTCGACTACTCTGGGATAGAGTTGCGTGTTCTGGCTCTCCTGTCAGGCGATAAGCAACTACTGGAGGATATGATCGAGGGGGACGTTCACGCTGAAGTCGCCGCCGTCATCGCTGGTCATAAGATAGACAAGAAAACCCGTAAGGGAAAGGAAGCCAGACAGGACGCCAAGGGCGTCAGCTTCGGCATCGTCTATGGCTCCGGTGCCGGGGGTTTGTCTTCTACCATGCGGACATCTATCGAGAAGGCTCAGGGGTATATTGATTTCTGGAGAGACCGCTACCCAGACGCCTTCGAGCTTCGCTACACCATGATGGATGAGGTCGAGCGGACCCGCTACATCAGGATGGTGGACGGCGGCACCGTCTACATGGGTAAGCACCCTGACCTGCCTAAATGCGCTAACTACCCTGTCCAGCGTGCTGCCCTGAGCGTCATGGCCCGAGCCATCGTCCGTCACAAGGCTACTCTGGACGCTCAGAGGGCCGCTGGTAGACAGTCTAAAACCCGGATGCTGGCTACCATCCACGACGCCTTGATCGATGAGGCGGCTACCGAGGACGCCAAGCAGTGCCTCAAGCTGATGGAACTCGACATGGTGGCCGCATACCTAGATGTATTTCCTGATGCACCCACCGACCGGCTGGTCGAAGGCGGCATCGGACCTAACTGGGGAGAACTGGACTGATGACAACATTGGATGAAGCGAGAGCAGCGGTTAAGCAGACGTTGGATAGTGGTGGTATTGGGATTTGCCCGTGCTGCGGACAGACCATCAAGATGTACGCCCGACAAATCTATGGGACTATGGTCAAGCAACTGGCTCAACTTGTAGCGTATGGTCAGGGGCTGCACCCCCGCAACCTCGTAGGGGGAAACAACCTATCAGGCGGCGGCGATCACGCCAAGATGAGGTTCTGGGGTCTGGTGGATCAGGATCCAGAGGACGGCGTTTGGTTTGCTACAGTCAAAGGGGCCGACTTCTTGAAGGGTCGTATCAGCGTCCCTAAGTACGCATACATTTTCAATAACACTCTCGATAGCTTCAGCGACGAGGAGGTCCGGGTGGAGGATTGCTGCTCCAAGAGCTTTGACCTGCCCGAGCTATTGAAAGCACGCGCTAATATAACTTGACATTCAGGCACTGATGACTTATATTTTGGGTGAAGAAAATTTTTGGAGGTAACAATGTTTGAAGGACACACAGGATTTGAGACACCCAAGGAAGCCCTTGATTTTATCTTCGGGGGTAAGGCACGCTTCAGCCTGACCAGTGCCAAAACCGGCAAGCACTTCACCTATAAGATTGAGAAGGGGAAGGAAGACGCGCCGTTCTTTGTCAACGTACTCACCGGATCCAACAATAAATTTTGGGGTGGAGACTGGGGCTACACCGGGTTCATCAAAGAGGGCAACGTCTTCGAGTTGATCTCTGGTAACAAAGGAACTGGTGGCAGCCCCAGCTTCGAGGCTCTGGCGTGGACCTTGCGGAGCCTGACCAAGGAGATCCCCGAGGATCTGACGATCACCCACGACGGAGTGTGTGGAATGTGCGGTAAGGATCTGACGGACCCTGTATCGGTGGCCTCCGGAATAGGGCCGGTGTGCCGGGCGAAGGCAGCGTGACCTCACCTAATCATAACAGCCGGGGATCGGCGTCCATTCAGGACGTCGATCTTTTAGATGCGTACCTGATCAATAAGCACCTGAAAGATTTGTTGGAGGAGATCCAATTTCTTAGGGATGAGATGGATCTGTTGTCGGGTCAGAACAGATCCCTTGAACATGAATTGGATATATTCAATGAGTCCAACTAAGAAATTCGATAAGGCGGTGCAGAACATTACTCAAGAGCGCGGCCAGATCTACGGGAACCCAGCCGACACTTTTGCGGAGATCCAGATTATGAAGAGCATGGTGGCTGGTTGTAAAGACGCCGCCATCCGTCACGCGATGGAGATGATCTGCGTCAAGCTGGTGCGGATAGCAGAGACACCGACACTGGAAAACATTGATAACGTGATCGACATCGCTGGCTATGCCAGATGCATGGTGATCATTATGGAACAACATGAAGGAGGAGAAGGTGAGGAATAAAGAAAAGGCCATTCGGCACGCAGCTTCTCAGGAGCAGTACGTCAAGGGAAAGACAAAGACTCATAAGAGAATGTGCGTATGGGTGCCTAGAAAGAGAGAGAAAGAGTTCATCGAACTCGTTTCTAAGATGAAGAAGAACTGGGGAACATGAAACGTCCGGTTTAGATCTGGACTCTATACGATGACGGATCAAGAGATTGGTGTATTGTTGGGGGATATAAATGGAATACGATGAACTTTCTGATTTCATTATTGAGTGGTGCGAGGCACAGGCGCAGTACGATCAAGAGAATTTCCCCGGCGGCTTTCCGCGATATGCTACGGCTCATAGGCTCTACCATGCTGGCCGCGCTTTCTACATTGCGACAGGAATCGAAGCGGCTGATGGTCGCTATTCGTTTAACAGATATTTTGAGAGGCCAACGAAGCAGACTCAGGGACTCTTAGATGATTACAGAGAGAGAAAATAACGATGGAATATAGTGACGTACCCAAGGTGACAACTGCTGATCTTCTCAAGCACATGATAACCAGCGAACAAAAATACAAGACGCGCTGGAATGTTTACCACACC